CATAGTGGGCATCAAGCCAAGCCCGGAATCCCTCCGGCGAAGCCAGTGGGTCGTCATTGGCCGACTGCCCGCCCTGGTGCATGTACCGGTATCGGGCCATGACGCCCTTCACCACGTACTCCAGCTTCTCCCGCTTGGCAGCGGTCATGCGCGGCGAGCGCTGCTGCACCATGACAAACACGGCCTCCTCTGCATCCTCCTGCGTGTCGGCATCCAGCCGCGGCGAGTACATGAAGTTGCCGAAGGCCTTGATCCGCCCAGGCAGCTTGCTGATCGCCGACTGCACACCACCGGCCAGGGCCTGGTGCACCGCATGGTTAGCCTTTCTCTGCTTCTCGGTGGTTTGAACCATGGCCCCAAGCAGGCCGAGCTGCTCGATGAATGAGCCCTGGCTGTCCCAGGCCGTGTACAGGCAGTCGTGCCAAGCCTGACGCGCGCTGTTCAGTTGCATGGGCCGCCCTCCTCGCGCTTGCGCTTCGCCGCCGTGCGCATACCCCACACGATGCACAGCGAACCGAGGATCGCCATTGCCAGGAGCAGGACCTGGCCGGTGTCAGTGGATGTCCAGGTCATGCTGCTTGCTCCTTCAGCTGTTTGATCTTTGCCCGGTACTCGGCCTTGATGGCCTTCAGGTCGTCGATGGTGTAGCGCTTGGCCTCATGAGGCCCTTCGATGAATTCCACCCCGTCAGCGCCGATGCGGTGCACCAGATTGATCCGGTAGTTCACGATGTCGCCCGACTTGTGGTTGTTGCAGGGCGCGCACTGCTTGTGGACGTTAAGAGGCTCGAATCGCAGCTCTGGGTTCGCTCCCACAGTCCGATAGTGGCCGGCGTGATACTGCCCTTCGTGGTGTCGGCCGCAGCTGATGCATGGAAGCCCATCATCACGCAGGCGCACCCACTGGTTGAAAGCGGTCTGAGCCTCGCGCATGTAGTCGGCGCGGCTCTTCAGCTTCTGCTTCTGCACCTGGATCTCGCGGCGCTCCCGGTCGGCGATCGCCTTCCGCGCTACCTGCTGGTTGGCCGGTTGCTTGGCCAGCTCCAGGGCGCACTTCACCCCGCACGCCTTCTGCGTCGACAGGGATGGCCGGAACTTCGTCCCGCAAGCCTTGCAGGTCTTCTGCTTCACTTCCTTGAGTGCTGTCCTCACGCTGCGGCCTCCCCAAGCAAGTCAGCGAAGTGCACACCCTGTGGAGCGAACTCCTCGACGATCCGGTCGGTGTACTGGCAGCCCTGAGCGCGGTCGAACAGGCGGGTAACCGGGAATCCATCCGGCCCGAACATGGCGCACGGACCCATCCAGCGCAGCTTGATCTCATACGGCAGGTTGAGCAGCGCCATGTTGTAGCCTTCGCGGAACTCCTCGCAGGAGGCGCGCATGATCGGCACCCCGTGGTGAAGCTTGCAGTAGCGGCGCACCTCTTCCACGTCGCCCATCTCGGTGCTCTTGGCGATGCGCTCGTACATGGCGAACCACAGCGCGTTCTGGTCCAGGGTGCGGTCCTTGCCCGGTCGCATGCTGACGACGACGAACTTCTTGTCGCGGAACATGCGGGTGAGCATGGTCACGGCCTCGGAGAGCTTGGCCTGGCTGTTGACGCTGATTTTCTCAGCCATGGTTCGTCTCCTTGGCCATGGCCGCGGCGATGATCTCGTCAATGTTGTCGCAGTAGCCGTAGATGTCCTGCACATCTGGCAGGCCATTGACTACGTCACGGACAGCGCACCTGATGTTTCCATCAACTTGCACGCTGATTTTGCCTAGGGCTTTGCGCAGCGCCTCGTTCTCGGCCTTCAGGTCATCGATGATCTGCTCGTATCGATCCTGGCCGGACTTGTAGTCTTCGTTCTCGGCCTTGAGCTGGTCGCGCTCTTTCCTTGCGTCGTCCCGGGCCTGGCATAGCCTTCGCAGTTCCGCGCTATCGCGACCGTGCTGCGCGGTGACACCTTCGATCGCCTCGAGCAGCGCCAGGACAGTTGCCGGGCTGGCGGCAGCGATGAACTCAGCATCTGCTGGACCAGTCTTGAGCAAAACCTGCAACACACCTGGCCTCAGCCATGAAGCTTTCCCATGCTCGCTACAAACCTCGGCCAGCGCCTTCAACTTATGCTTGTCGATGGTCATGGCGCCACCTTCAGGCCCTTGGCCTCGATAACCTGACGCGCTTCCTTCAGCGCATTGTTGAACCCAAGGCCATTGGTTCTGGCCCAGCAGTCTCGATCGGGTACGGATCGCAGTTCAGGCAGCTCCACCACCACGGCCTCGCGGGACGCCTGCCATGCCTTCCAGCAATGCTCGAGCGTGAAGCCGTGGTATTCGCCAGTTTCGAAACGATCCAGATACTGACCTGGCCAGTTTTCCAAAATCCAAGACTCGAACTGCTCGCGCATCTTGTTGGTGTCCATCAGTGCTTCTCCCGCATGTGGGCGGCCATGTGGCCCATCTGCTCGACGATGAAAAACTCCTCATCGGCGATGGCAGCCTCGATCTTCTCCTTGCCTTTGAGGCAGCGCTTGCAATCCACGCGGGACCAATCGCCAGACAAGTTGCTTGCGTCGCCGCGCCAGGTTCCGCAAACGGCCTGCTCTTCCGATTCCTCGCTATGAGGATGCGGGTCGTAGTGAGTCTTCATCACACCCCCTCCCCGGCCGGCTGCCCGGCGCGCTTGATGTTCAACTTGGCGAACTGACTCATGCGGCACCTCGCTGTGCAATGCGGAATTGCTGACGGTCGAGAAACGCTTTGATGGCGGACTCGCATGGGCTTGGCGCTGGCAGTCGGGCCATGCGCTCGGCATTCACCGGGGCGTGACCTTCGCGCAGGATCTTTTCCATCTCGGATCGGTCGGCGCGGGACAGGAAGAACTCTTCCAGCATGTCGCCAATCGGCCGCACCCAGTCGTAGCCGTCAGGCCGCGCAGCACGGATGATCGCGAGCCACATGCCCGGGCAAAGGAAGTCGCGAATGACCTGATGCAGGTAGTTCGGGGACAGATTCCCAGTCCAGCCACTTGCGCCTCGCACCAGAAAACCGCAGTTGCAGATTCCACGGTCGTCAGCCTGGGGAAGGCCCACCAGGAAAAACACCTCGCGCCCGGTGCGCTCCATCACGGCTTCAGCCTTCACGATTTCTTCGGCGGTCGGGGTCTTGCCCTTGACCTCCAGATAAACGCCGACATTCGGCAGCCAGAAATCCGGCAGGTAGAAGCCCTCATCCACGCGAACCAAATCAGGCTCGTACAGGTAGAAGATCCCGGCAGCCTCCATCACCTTGACCCACATGAGCTCGGTGTAGGAGCGAAGGCGGTAGCCCTCGTGGTGGTAGATCGTTCTGCGCTCTCTCATCAGAAGTTCACCTTCACGACATTTTCCTGCTTGGCGCGACTGGCCAGAGGCATGAATCGGGACCGGTCACCCTGGAATGCGGTGGCCACAGTGCCGATCTCCCCGTCGCGGTTCTTGCGGATCAGGATTTCCCCGATGCCCTTGTCCTGGGTGTTCGGGTGGTACACCTCATCGCGATACACGAACATCACGATGTCGGCGTCCTGCTCGATGGCCCCGGATTCGCGCAGATCGCTGAGAACAGGGCGCTTATCTGGGCGCGCCTCGCAGCCCCGGTTGAGCTGGGACAGCACGATCACGGGGCAGCCAAGCTCGCGGGCCAGCAGCTTGATCTGGCGCGACATGGCGGTGACATCCTCGGTACGCCCCTTGCCCTCGCCTTCCATCAGGCCCAGGTAGTCGATCACCACCAGGCCAAGGCCACCCATACGGTTCGCGTAGCGGCGCGCAATGGATCGGATGCGAGGCATCGTCATCACCGGAACGTCAGAGACGCAGATTGGCGCGTCACGCAGTTTGAGCGTGGCGGCCGCCAATTCCACCCGGTAGTCAGCAGCACACACGCCTGTTTTGAGTGATGGCAGCGGGATACCTCCGACAGCAGCTATCAGGCGATCCATGAGCTGGGTCTTGGTCATCTCCAGGCTCACCACCAGCACCGGTTTTTGCTGGGAGATAGCCACATCAGCGGCAACGTTCATGGCGAGCGTGGTCTTGCCCATCGCAGGACGACCAGCAACCACGATCATCTGGCCAGGCTTAAGGCCCTGTGTGAATTTATCGAGGTCGGGAATACCCGAACCCAGGCCTTCCATCGAAACGCCGTTCTCGTAGCGGTCCAGGCGCTCCTGAAGCACCTCAACATGCTCGGCCATGATGTCGCCGATCATTTGGCACTCACCATCGCTTCCTGATGCGTCCAGGCCGAGCACGATCGACTGAGCCTGCGAGATTTTGTCCTCGATGTCGGCCTGCTCGTGCGCAACCTCATTGATGCGCTCGGCGGCGGCGGCGAGCTGACGGCAAATAGCCCGGTCACGGATGATCTGGGCGTAGGCCTTGGCGTTTGCCACGCTTGGAGTATTCGCTTGGATCTCGCCGGCGTAGGCCAGCGTGCGGGTACCGCTGGGTAGCTCAGCGCGGCGGTCGCTCAGGGTGATCACGTCTACCGGTTTGCCACCGGCATGCAGCTCAAGGATCAACCGGTACAGGTCGGCGTTGTCATCCCAAGCAAACGCCTCAGGCGCGAGAGCGTCGGACAGAACATCGATCAGGTGTGGCTGGCGAAGCATGGCGCCGATAACGCCGTGCTCTGCCTCAAGGCTGTGAAGTTCGTTCATTGGGCAGCCTCCGAGATCTCACGGAACACTGCTCGGCTGACCAGGGCCTCAAGTCGGGGCTGGACGTTCTGGCCACGGAAGAAAACCTGGTTGCGGTTGTTGGCCTTCTGGAAGAACCCGAGCCAGAAGCCCTGCCCGCTCTGGTGATCAGGCGACTCGTTCCAGCGCTCGGCAATCATGCTTCGCAGAACCTTGTCGCTCTTCACGGTCACGGCTGGCAGGTTCGGGCAGACCTTGTGGTACAGGTCGATGATCTTGTCCACCGGCACACCGGCCTCGCTTGCACCGTTTGGGCTGCGCTTGAACGCACGGCCCAGCCAGTTGACCAGGAAGCGGCGCCAGTCCTTCTTCGGCTTGCTGCCGCTGGCCCAGGCTGCCGCACGCTTGATCTCCGCTTCCACGTCAATCGGTGCATAGGCCTCTGCCCATTTGGTGATCAGTGTGGTGTCGACTTCGAAGTCTTCGCCGGTGAACACAACCTGCTTGCCTTCCGACTGAGCGGGCTCCGCCCCCCGGGGGGCAGTAATCTGTTCCGAAGGAACAGTTACTAGGGGTTTTTCTTTCGTATAAAGAAGGGAGTCGTCGGGAATTGGTAGTTTCGTTACGTTGTCGGAATTACCAATTTTGGTAGTTTCGACTGATTTTGGTTGAGTCGATTTCTCCTTTTTCGGCTCTTGGTAAACCCATTCAGACGGCGAGCAGATGCCAATTTCGCCACGGCTACCGCCAACCCGGTACAGCACTCGACGCGCCAGCAGGCTGCTGATAGCACGCGAAACGTGCGCAGGCAGGATGTTGGTCATCTTGGCCACTTCGTCGGCAGTAATGCGGCGCTCCGTCAGGTTGTAGCCGATCACCAAGCGAGCAATCGCGTGGATAGTCTTGAACTCAGCTGGCGACAGGTGAACCGCTGCCAGAGCGTCCATCAGCTGATTGTCCATCCGGGTAAAGCCCCCGGCTGATTTGAAGGTGAGGACGTTACTCATGGGCTGCTCCAGGGCGCGGAGCAGCCAGGAACGCATGCAGGTGCTGCAGGCATTCACGGACGAGCTGTCGTTTGGATTGGCGCGAGTACTGGGCTCGAACCTGGCGAGCGGCATTCACTGCCAGCTCGAAATGACTGCGCGCCACGAAATCGTGGTTCGCATTTTGTGGCGCGGGCCGGATGAGGGCCTGTACACTTTGGGTCTGCATATGCATAATTCCCTTCAGAGTTTTGTGTTGCAGAGAGCCGGGCCGCTATCCCGGCTTTTTTGTGCCCGCAATTCGGGCTTATCAGGGCCTGATCAGGCCTTGCGCTGGAACGGAAGAACCGCTCCCCTCGCGTTTCGAGGTTTCGTTCGGCTGGCCAGCTCTCGATCAATCAGCTCGGCTGCTAGCGCTTCCGGGGTAATCCCCCGCTTTCGCGCCTCTCGCTCAAGCTGCTCCATCGATCCCGGGTCCAGACCGAATTGTTCGGTCGGCATAGGGCCTCCTCGCGGCCTTCAGGCTGCGGTTTGATCGCCGGTATTCTCCGAAGCCAGGGCAGCCAGCTGCGCTTCCAGCATTTCGCGGCAGAGCACGGCACGCTGGGTGCGGTGATACACAGCCATCGCCTGGATCAGGTTGAATGTGTCCTCGTCGACCCGGACCTTGATCTCGCGGTCATGCAGGTGCTTGGGATTGGCGTACATACGGGCTACTGCTCCTTGCGTGGTGGTGATTTTTAGGCGGCAGTCTTCTGAGACGGGAACGGTCGTTGCTCAACCGCCTCGAATCCGCCATCGGGAAGCTGGAACACGCTGATATGTCGCTTGGCAATCAGCGCCTTGTGGATTGCCGGGGCCGTCACACGAAGAAGCCTGGCGGCTTCGGACTGCCCTTTTTCAGCAACGAATTTGTCGAGGGGGGTCGCGTTCATGGTCTGGCCTCGGTTGTTCATGAGCCAGATATTAACCATCGGTTGATTCTTTGTCCATACCGATGGTTTCTGCCATTTATTTAACCGTTGGTATATGTTCGCGCCATGACTAAGAAACGAATCCTCCCCCCTGACCGCCTGGCTGAATGCGAGGCGGCGCACGCTCTTTTCTTGGCTCGCAAGAACGAGTTGAAGCTCAGCCAGAAGAAAATCGCCGACGAGGCAGGAATGACGCCGGCTGCGGTGAATCTCTACTTCAAGGGCATCAACCCGCTGAACGCCAAGTTCGCCGCGGTGCTCGCGCGCCTACTAGGCGTGCCGGTAGAGAAATTCAGCCCTCGGCTTGCCGATGAGATACGCGGCATGCGCATGGCTCCGTCTGCCGATGCCGACCACAAGGCCGGGGCTGCGGAAAAGGTCATGGCTATGCTGCGCCAGCATGCGGGGAAGAAGCTGGACGATGAGGCCCAGCAGAAAATCGCGGCGGCCGTGGCTGATTCCCTGGTGGATGAACGCCCGAGCAATGTCGTGTCTGCGGACTTCTCGGGGCTCAAGGTCAAGAAGGACGAGATTTTCATCCCTCAATACGACATTCGCGCCTCGATGGGCCACGGCCAGGTGCCCCCGGACTACACGGAGGTCATGCGCAATGTCATCGTGAAGGAATCGGTTCTTCATGAGAAGGGCGTGACGTACACCTCCCAGTCTGCGCTGGCCATGATCTTCGGCTGGGGCCAGAGCATGGAGGGCACGATCAACGATAAAGACCCGCTGATCGTAGACCGCGGGGTGAATGAGTTCGTAGGGGATGGTATCTACGTGCTGACCTGGCACGGACACCTTTACATCAAGCGCCTGCAGTTCTACGACGAAGACCACTTCTGGCTGATCTCCGACAACGAGAAGCACAAGGACCAGCAGGCCAGGATCGACGACGTCACGATCCATGCGAAGGTCTTGCTGATCTGGAACGCCAAAAAAGCCTGAATGAGCCCGCCTTGAGCGGGCTCTTCCGTTTCAGAAAGGCGCTTCTTCCTCAACGGCCTCCAGCTCTTCAATGGGAGCCTCGCGATCCTCATCGCTCTGCATCTCCCACTCGATTTTTATCCCGCCCTCCTCCAGCTGCGTGATCTCCAAGCCGTCAGTCTCGCCAAGGATGCGCATCATCTCGCCCCATTCGGCATCCCCATCCGTGTCCAGTCGATGAATGGCCACCCAGCGCTGCTCCTGCGCTTTTGGATGGTTGATCATGTTTGACATCCTCAAGCCCAGCCGCTCTAGCGCGGTCATTCCTTGGCGCTGCTGCGTTGGCGCCGTCTTGTTTTGCTTGGCCATGACACCTCCTTAACGACTGTATATACATCCAGTAATTCGGATCATAGCGCACGCCTTCGAAAAATAAATTAACCATCGGTATTGACGACAAATCTATACCGATGGTTAACTACATCCATCGAGGCGCTACACAGCCCCTCGGGAGGCCCTCAAGCCTAACCGCTCTTTCACATTGATGGGAACCTCGCGGATCGATCCCGGCAACGGCACAGCGCGAGCAATAAATTCGATCCCCATGCCAGCTCTGGAACTGGCCAGCTCGAAGCCATGCGGCGCGCTCCCTCACAGAAAGCGTCAAGCGGGTCAAGGGTTGAGCTGCAAACGCTCCCTGCCAGGTAGCCCTCAGAACGGGCTGATGCACTGGTACAGCGGGCCACGCCGGGGAACCGGTGGAGGCTGCAGCAATGAAGCAATCGCCCAGGCCACCGTGGCGTGTAACGGAGCCCCTGAGAGACCACGTATTCACTGAAGCACCTGGGCGACCGGGTGCTTTGGGAATTCACTGGAGGAACACAGCATGACCACGATCATCAAGGACTCCTTCACCAGCGGTGCACGGGTGAGCATGGAGATGGACAAGGACGCAGAGGAGCTTTTCGTCTTCCACTGCCCAGCCGGCCAAGGCTGCATCGTCAGCAAATGGCCGCTCGACAGCTACCACATGCCGATCGCCATGGCTCATTACGGGCAGTGCTGCGAGCTGGAGCGCGCAGTCTGATTTCACTGGCTGGCCTTGGCGACAGGGCCAGACGGGAAATCAACCGCCTTGGAGAGCAGTATGTACACGACCGACGATGAACTGAAGATCCGCAAAACTGGGCGCGTGACCATCACCAAGGACGGCATCAGCGTTGAAGGTTTCGACGTGAAAGGCGCGATGTGCCGCGACGTGGCGGTTGTTGCTGCGGCCTGGGCAATCGGTGAGCTGCAACGCGAAATGCTGAAGACCATCCAGAAGCCCGGCGGCGGGAAAATCAGCGTCGACTGAACAACCAGCTAACGACAGCCTGACGCTAGCTGGCCAGCCCGAAATAAACGTCAGAGTGCCGCGCTATCAACGTAGCAACTGATCAATAGCTTCGCGCAAGCGGTCAGCCGAAGATGAGTTTTCCAGCGAAATTTTTTCACGGATATTGCGGAGAGCACGTCGTGCGCTTTCATCACGCTCGAGCAACTGACGGGCTTGGTACGATCCGGCCATTGCGGCTAAGGCCATAGCCCGATTCGTACTGTTGTTTTTCTCGCTCGTGTTGTTCTGCTCGTAGAAGTCCATGAGCCGAGACTCGGGAGCATTCTTGACCTTGTCCCACATAGTGAGCAAGTTTCTGACCATCGTGTCGTTCATAGCCTTGCCTGCTGCTTTTCCTAGGCCAGCAACAATGTCGAAAAACCCCATGCGCATCATCCTTTGAGTGTTGGTTTTAGCGATTGACAGCTATCGAGTCGGCAGAAGTTGAGAAAACTTTAGAGCTGAATCTCATCACATCTTAGTTTCCCGCAAGAGTCCATGATGCCCTGCTCCCCATCGCAGGCTGCATCGGTGATTCATCTGCTCGCGGAAATGGCAGGCATGCCAATGCCGCTTGAGGCTGGTAACTCAGTTAGGTAGAGGCCAGTGCACGGGAGGTCGCGGGTTCAAATCCCGCTCAGCCAAACAGATGAATCACCGATGCAGTTTTCATCGATTTAAAGCGCATCACCGTGATGCCTTATGCGACGTAATGCTCACGACCATCAACTTAATCGACGTTCACCGCAGGCGAATCCGGGGCCAACCCGGCCAGACCAGATGCATGTGAGGTAGCGCTCACCGCCTGCACCCCTTCCCTTCACATACGACCGCATTGGCAGGCGCCAGGCCACCTTTCACGGTGGGTTTGGTCACCCGCGCCTGGCTCCTGGCCAATGCGGTTGCACAACCTAAAGAGGTCGCCATGAGCGATACCAAATGCGAGGTCGTCGACGGCGAAGTCGACCATGACTGGGAGTACGTCAGCGACTGGGGCGGTGACGCTTCAGTGCCTGGCGGCACTTTCGACTGCAGCTACCTCAAGTGCCGTGTTTGCGGCGAAGAGGATCACAACCATCCCAATCCTGGTGCTTATGCCGCCGACGCAGGCGACTACGAGTAACCACCCAGCATCTGGAGGCGACCATGGGCGCACTTCGAGCAGCACAATGGCAGTACGACAACCAATTGCCGCCGGCGGTGAGCGCATGTGCGGCTGAAGAAGCTGAGGCCCGTTGGATCGGCGACGGCATCGCTGAGCTGATGGCGCGCCGAGATTTCGTGTTCCAACGCAACTTCCGGCAGCGGGGCGTCACCTACGAGCGCTTCGCCCAGGCGGTTGATGAGTTCGTGATGGGCCAGCTTGGCCTGTCGGGCATTAGCAACTCGGTGCTTGGGCGCCTGGTCCTGGCGGCGCGCTGCAAAGTCACCAGCGACTCAGCGGCATGCGCCGACGAGATCATGAGCGTCGCCAACCCCCAGGCACAGCTTGAGGAAATCGCCCGCCAGCTGCTCACCCCATTCGCCAAGGAAGGAGTTCTGGCCCAGGCCGAGGACGCGCAATGAGCCCGCACAGCGTAGCGATCAGCGCGATCGAGGCCGCAATCGAGACGATGCTTCTGCCTAGCTCTGGCCCGGTCGAGGATGCCAAGGCCGAGACCCTGGTGGTGGCCTACTTCTCCCTCCTCGCCATCGACGCCGAGGAGTTCAAACACTACTGCGAGCGCGTTCGGCGGATTGCTGAGCGGCGCAAGGAGGCTGCATGACTACGCCGGTTTTCCCGTCGATCATCGACGACCAAGTCGCCGAGGCTGCACAGGCCCTGCCAGACGACCGCATCCTGATGGTGTTCAAGGGCCTGACCATGGAGGACGCCATGAATCAGGCGCGCATGGCTCACATCGAGAACCCGGCGGCCTGGTCTGGCCGGGCCTACCTCTGCGGCATGTGCACGCTGGCCTACGAGGTGCGGGCATGAAGCTTGAGCGCTCGATACTCATCACCCTGGCCGCTCACGAATCGGTCTTGCAGCGGATCAAGTTGTTGACGGCTGAGATAGGGCTTCACCTTGGCCAGTGCGAAAATCGCTTCGACTTGATTGGCCCGAAGCCTGTCAATGAATTCCCCGAACTTGGCGAACTGCCTTGGCCAAACGGCAGCGAAGAGCATTTTCAGATCCTGTATGACGAGAAAAATCGCCGCAAGACGCACATGTGGGAAGCATTCCGAGAGTGGTCTCAAGACGAAGACCGAAGCCTTAATGACAAAGAGGTGATGGATTACCTGCTCAAGCAAGGATGCGTCCACTGCACCAGGGCCTTTTACTTCGTCAGGGAGCGCAAGAAAGCGCGCCGCGACCTCGGAAATTTCCGCCGCTCGCTGCGAGCACTTGGAAAGTCGGCCATCAAGTCCCTTGAGCCAAAGCGATGACCAGCTACCAGAGAACCAAGCGCCTTTACATGCTGCGCGGCTCCTTCTCCATGCTCTTCGCCTGCACCTTCTTCATGCTCGCCAGCGCACTGGCCGGCAGCATCACTTCCTGATTCACGTAGCCGAGCACGGCGGCCCTTCGGGATAACCGTACCCCTTCGGGAGCGTAAGCGGCGAGAGCGCGCGACCATCCACCGCAGCCAGGGCCTGGAGCGTACCTCCGTGCCTGGGTGACCTGGCGATTCCCTATTCCAACTGACGGCGCCGGCCTGGCGCGAGGTTTTCTAATGTCCGCAGAACAGAAACTGATCAAGATCGAAGAGATCAGCGAAGCGAACGCCCCGGCCATCTACGTGGCCGGCGGCCTGCAGCAATTCATCGACCTGGTGAAGGCCGAGATCGACGGCGAAGTGCCCGACCTCGCCACCCGCAAGGGCCGTGAGCGGATCGCCAGCTTGGCCGCCAAGGTCAGCAAGTCGAAGACCACTGTCGAGAAGCCGGGCCGCGACTACCTGCGCCGGCTCAAGGAAATGCCGAAGGTGGTCGAGGCTGAGCTGCGCGAGTTCGTGGCCAAAATGGACGCGCTACGGGACGAGACGCGCCGGCCGCTCACCGAGTGGGAAGCCGCCGAGGATGCTCGGATCGACCGCCACAACGACGCAATCAACCGTATGAAGGACCTGGCCACCGAGCTGGGCACCTTGGATGCCGAGCAGCTGAAGGCGCGCCTCAGCGAGCTATCCGCGTTCCAGTTGGGCGAAGCGTGGGAGGAATTCGAGGCTGAGGCAGCTCGGACCAAAGAGGCTTCGCTGAATGCAGTGCAGGCCGCCCTGGTCGCCCGCCAGAAGTACGACGCCGAA